GGTGGGGGGCGCCCCGACTGTGGCGGTCTCCAATGCGCCGCTTCCAGGCGCCGGCTCGCTGCTACTGGCTGGGCAACCCCCGGTCCTCCTCCAAACAACCTCGGGAAGCCCCCTTCCCGGCCTTCTGGCGCTGGTTGGCGCAGCCCCCACGATCACGGGCTCGGTCAATGGCTTGATCCTCCTGCCGGTTGGGGGCCTGATCCTGGCCGGGGGTGCCCCGACAATCTCGGTGACCTCTGGCGCGCGCTTCGTGAATCCGGGCCCCGGGGTGCTTCAGCTCCTTGGGTTCTCCCCGCGAATCACGCAGTCTGCCAATGGCGTGGTTCCAGGCACGCCACAGGACTACTCGAGTCTGATCACCAGCGAACACCGGGACAAGCCTCGATTCAAAGCAGTCGTCGAGCTGTTGGTCACCGGCTTCACCGATAGCATGAAGGTGCTGGCGTCTATGCCGGTGCTTTACCAGTTCGACAATGCCCTTGGGGAGCAGCTTGATCGAGTGGGGGCATGGGTCGGGCTGACTCGATTCGTTCTGGTGCCGTCTCTTGGCACGGTGGAGCTTTCGGACGGGGACTTCAGACTCCTGCTGATCAGCAAGATTGCAGCCAACCACTTTGACGGCTCCTTCGAGCAATACCAGCAGATCCTCTCCAGCCTCTTTGTGGGCTACGGCTTCCAGATGATTGCCGTGGACAACCAGGACATGAGCTTGGATATTTACGTCACGGGCGCCACGCCCACCCCATTGCAGCTTGCACTGATGCAGGGGGGCTATCTGCCACCAAAGCCGGAGGGCGTGCGAATCAACTCCGTGACCGTGGTGGGCGCGAACCCAGTATTCGGGACGGACCAAGACAACTCAATCATCTCCGGCCCGGACATCGGCGCCTTCTCGTAATCTGCAAAGGAAACAGGAACATGGCTGCGAACCAATTCGTCCCCTTCGGCCTCGCGCCTGGCTCGGGCTATGTCCTGAGCCCGGTAGCCTGGGCCGCTTCGAGCGTCAGGACCACCGGATATGGTCCAGGCTTGCTGCTCAAAGAAAACCTGAACACGGCCATGAGGCAGTCGTCCAGTATCGCCACGATGATCGCGAATTTCATCGCAGCCAATCAGGCCGCCGATGTGCTGGACGATGGGAACCTGGTGACCCTTCTGGCCCAATTCACGACAGCCCTGGCATCGGGACCGAGTTCAGGCATCGTGGTCAGTATCTCGGGCACCAGCGGACAAATCAAATTCCCGGGGGCCGCCGGGCTTACGATTAAATGGGGGACCACCCCTATCTACGGTTTGGAGACTGTCAACATTTTTGTCTTTCCGGCACTCGGCGCAGTGCCCGGGGCCTTTCCTAACGCGTGCTTTGGGGTGCTGCTGACGGGGAGTACCGATAATAGTGTCGGTTTCGCTGAACGCTACGTGGCTGGTGCTTGCAATTACACCCCCTCCAGTTTCCAACTGAACAATGATGCTACCGCTGGCGCCTTCTTTTACGTGGCAATCGGGAACTAACTATGAAAAACGAGGATCAACTCGCCCGCCTTCTCGAGATCATGACGATCTCGGGTCTTGGTGGGTTCCTACTTGGAATCGCGAGGATCATCATCCACGATCAGCACGGCACGGTGTTCAGATTCTTTCGGGGGGCGGTTAGCTCGGTTGTGGTGGCCGTGCTCGCTTCATTCGCTTTGGCTGACTCTGATCTGAGCATGACGCGGCAGTTTGCGATCGTGGGCGGGCTTGCCTACGTGGCGGACGACATCCTGGTGGGTGTTCTGATCATTAGTAAACTCTTTGCAAAAAGCCCACTGTCCTTTGTGAAGGACCTGTGGTCTTCTATTCGTGGCGTGGGAGGGAAGGGACTATGAACATTCCATGGGATGATGCCGCAGTGGTCGCCATCATGGGCACTGCAGTACTGCTGAACGTTGCCTGTCACAACGACCCAGCGATTAAGGAGTCACTGGTCAAAACAGCCGGGAGGCGATTGCTAATCACGGCTCAGTCGATCTTGCTATTCCGCCTTATTCAAGTCCTCTACGAATTCGGTGGATCCGGGATGAGTAAGCCCATCCTCTTTGTCATGCTTCTCTGGGGCCTTGGATCGATCATGAGCAGTATCGATCACATCACCCGAAGATGGGGCAGGGAGGTAAGCGACCTTCTCAAACCATCAACTAGGTATGAACGAAGGAGGCACCAACGATAAAGTAGTAAACCCACCCCACCTCAATCGCTTCTGAACCACTGACAATCATCAAAGGAAAGCCATGCTCCGAAAACTTGCTACCGCCTTGCTGCTCGCCCTGACCCTGGGCAGCATCTTCTCTGCACTCCCGGGCTGCGCGGCACTGGGCGTTCCCACGCCGCAAAGCGCGGAGGAGAGGATTGTGGTCACCATGAGCACGGTGACCGGCGTCCGCGAGGCCACCCTGACCCTGCTGGCGGCCAAAAAGATCACGGCCGAGGATGCCCAGAACGTGCAGCGACAGGCGGACAACGTCCGAGCTGGCGTGGTGATCGCACAGTCCATGCTGGCCGCTGACCCGGCCGGGGCGGATGCCAAGATTCAACAAACCCGGGCAATGCTGATTGCCCTACAGGCCTATCTGGCCACGAAGGAGAAGAACTGATGAGCACGAACAACACCGCGACCCTCGTATCCCTGTTGCTGGGGATGGTCGACCAAGCAGCCAAGGCAAGCGCCTTGCTCGCCAAGACCCGGGCCGAAGGCCGGCAACCCACCGACGAGGAAATGCAAACCTTCTTCGCGGCCGACGACAAGGCCCGCGCAGAGCTTCAGACGGCCATCGATCAGGCCAAGGCCGGCAAGCCTGATGCAGCGATGCAGAAGGGGCCGATCTGGGGCAACCTGTAAGCTGATGGCACAATCGGATTCACAACCATTCGGAAGAACCTATGGCAGCAAAAATTCCCGTACGCGTCCACATCGGCGTGACCCCCATGCCCCTGGCTGTTGGCCAGGTTCCCTCGGAGACTCGGGTCACAATCACCGAGCAGACCTCCGGCGCGGTCCACATCGCTAGCATCCTGCCGGATGCAACGCCGATCCAAGATGAAGGTGGTGGCTGCAGCTTCACCGTGGACTTCCCGCTCGTGCAATCCGGGGAATCCCTGCACGTGGCCGTGCGGTGCCTGGATGAGAACGAGGTCCTCATCGGGGTGGAAGCCACGCATGATGACTTCCTGGAGGAGGTGCAGGATTCCCCGCCCGCCGGGTCTTTCTTCCAGCCGACTTCGATCTACTTCAACCCCATTTAACGGACCACCGGCCGCTTCGCGCGGCCGGCTTCGGTCTTGGTAAGCCCAGCCGGGAGGCCCGGCTTACCCCACAATCTTGATCCTTTTCCTTGCCCCTTCCGGCTTTTCCAGTTCAGGGTGCGGAGCCAGCAGTCCGTGCCATTCCAGATCATGCAAGGCAATCCTAGATGCCTGCAATTGTGCGATGAGAATGTCCCGAGGATCCCAATCCTCTCCCACCACCACGGGCCGCGAAAAGCACTTTTCCCGCCCGGACCACCAACGGCGCTCCGACAAGGGCTTGCGGATCTCCCGCTCCTCGTCGCTCATCTTCCGGCGCACGCCGTACCAGCCATCCTCGGCCGGCTGCACCTTGCCAGCATCAAACCATGCGGTGATGCCAGGGGAGGCCGTGATATCCAGTTCCAGTTGTTTCTCTTTCATTTTGGTTGCTCCAAGTAGTTGTTCCTTTACTGCCTTGGCGTGCTCGCAAAGAGCCTGCCATTCATCCGATGCTTTGCTCCGGGTTCCGTCGGATCCAAGACCCGGCACCTCATACCCGCACAAGATGCACCGCGCGGTAAAGGATTTGGCGCCTGAATGCCGGTCCCGCTGGGGGTACAACACTACGGAGTCGGACGTCTCGCAATCCGGGCACCAGCGTTCCTGCCCATTCCCGGCCGTGCTCATTTAACCGGCCTCCTGATCCCGGAATTGTGGTGCTGCATCAAATGCCTCCAATCCGGGTAGCCATGTTCCTGTGCGACCCGATTCAAGGCTTGTGCCTGGGTGCAGTTCCTTTCCTGCTTGTCCCGCCAAGCTACCGCCTTCATTTGGGAAATCTGCCTAGGCGAGAAATTCGGGGGATTTTGCGGGGATGCCATAGCCCCTCCAGGTAGACAATTTTGCAACGTGCGCATGAGCCCTCCGCCCTTCGTAAATGTGGTAACTTGCCGATTGCGCGCTGACCCCCATAGCGACCGCGATCTGCGGGATTGGGAAACCAAGGCTCCTCCAGAGAAGTATGGCTTCCAGCTCCTCCCAGGTTGTTACGCGCATACGCGTTCCGATGGGTCGTGACATGATGGTTCCTCGGTTGTGGGTTCCCAATCTATACCGTAGATTGAACGACTCTTGATCCCCGTTCATCCCGCACGATGGTCACGGTTCCAGCAAAGCCCCCGTAGCCAAGCGCCCGGTGATCGACAACCCAGATGGTCCGCTGCTCCCGGGCGGCCCGTTGGCTCAGCGCCGCGAGCAGGTCGTTGATCCCTTCCTCGCTCAATCCCTCCGTGGGCTCGTCCCAGACCTCCAGCGGCATGCTGCACCCGGTTCTACTGCGGATCAGGTTTGCAAGCCCGCACTGGGCTGCCAGACGCAGCCGCTGGGATTCCCCGCCGCTCCAGGACTCCCAGGGCACTCGCTCGGCATTGTGGGGCGACAGCACGCTGACGGAGAAGCCCCTGGATAGCTTGCCCGACTTGGTCTCAGCATCGACGTCAAAGCGCAGCTCCCAGCCGATCAGCCCGAATTCCATAAGCTCGCTGTTGGCTTCGATTTCCAGCTCGTCGAGGGCTTCGCTGATCTGCTGAAGCCGGACCTCCTTGAAGCCACGGACCCAGAAGCTGTAGAGGGCATGCTTCTCGCAGCTACGGTTCAACTGGGCCTGCACCCGCTCGAATTCCTCACGAACTTGATTCAAGCGCTGCCCCCGCTCCTGCATCATGGCCTGAAATGGGTTCTTTGCCGCTTCCACGCGCGCCGCTTCGTCCTCCAGGGCATCCAGACGCTTCTCCTCCGTTTGATGCGCAATGCGGGCGCTGCGGACCCTCTCGGACGCCTGGGTGCGCCGGTCGATGACCCTTTGATGCTCTGCCTCCAAACGCTTCAAATCGTCTTCAGCATCCTCCAGGGCTTGCCGAAGCCCCTTCTCGAAGCCCTCAGCCAAGCGCAGCTCGGCGCCAACCTTTTCGAGAATCCGGCCGGCCTCATCTTCAAGCCTGGCTTGATCAGATTTCCCAGGCTTCACCCCACAGGTCGGGCATCCTTCCCGGTCAAGGATCCGTTCATAGTGCTCCGTGGCGTGCGTCAAATCCCGGGAAAGCCCAAGGACCCTGTCCTCCGAATGACGCAGCTTCTTCAGTGCAGCTTCCCTGCGATCGAAGGCCGCATCACGCTTCTCCACCAAGCCCTTGGATTCCGAGAATGCCAGGGCTTCCGCTTCGTCTGCATCTTCGAGGTTCTGCTTTGCAGCCTTGGCCAGGCGCATTATCTTTGCGTGCTCTAAAGTGATCTGCTCCAGCTTGTCACGACGATCCCCCTCGAAGGCATCCGCTTCCGCTTGCAGGTCCCCGAAGTCGGTAGCTTCCAGCCGGCCCTTCAATTCGGCCAGCTCGCTTTCCAGGCGCCGCGTGATTCGATCCTGATCACTGGCCCTGGTGCTGGCATCGGCCGAGTAGCCCAACCACCGGTCCAGATCCATTACGGAGGAGAAGAGCTGCGCCTTTGGCTCCGGCTTCAGGTCCAGAAACATGTCAGCCCGCTGCGCCAGGTAGATCGAATGCAGGAAGGGCTCAAACTGCACGCGCAGCATGCCAAGGACGGGGTTCGTCTCGTCCTTGGTCAGATCCGTGGCCCTTGCCTCCCCGTCCATGCCGTTGAATAAGATCCAGGTGTTGGGCTTCCAGGTCCGCCGAATGGAATAGGACATCCACGTGCCGTCGGCATCCCACTCGAAGTCCAGGATGACCTCCGTTCCCTTCTGCACGCCCCAGGTGCTGACGTCCCCCGCCTTCAACCCGTTGGCCGTCTTGCCCCACAGCACCCAGCACAAGGCCTTCCAAATCGTGGACTTCCCGGCGCCATTGGCTCCAAGTCTGGGTTCCAGTCGGTTCTCGCCTCGCATGAAGTAGAGGCCTGGCTCCTGCGGGAATTTGAAGCTCTGCTTGTTCCGGAAGGAACCAAAGCCGGTCAGGGTCAGCTCAAGCGGATTGAAGCCCTTCATTTCCGTCCACCTTCCAGAATGTCGTACCCGGCTTCCAACAGGTCCCCGCCCAGTTCCTGGCCCACCACGTAGCGGTAGATGGAATCCTCGGGGCTCTGCCTGACCGGGGCTTGCTTGCTGCCCCCGAGCCGCTCCTGGGACCTTTCCGTGACCAGCTTCATGCCGTGGAGGTGCGCTCCCTGATCCCGGACCCATTCCACGGCTTCACGGCGAATCTGGTGCCACTGATGCACCTCGCTCGCTTCAAGGTTGATTGTCACCTTGATCTGGTCATCCTTCTCCAACTTCAGCCGCCGCAGCTCCTCCACGGACCAGACGCTGACGGCTCTTCGAGCGATGGTCGGGAAGTGCAGATCGTAGGCTTTGCGCTTCTTGTCGATCACCAGGCACCGGGGCTTGAAGTTGTCGCCGAAGTGAACGTGATAGGGACTTCCAACGTATTCAATCTTCCCGATCACCTGCGGCACGTGAATGTCCCCGGAGTAGACCTTGCCCGCATTCAGTTCCGGCATTTCATCGCCCTCCATCTTCTGCCCATTGCTTGCCACGGATCCGGGGGCCGTCTGGTGCATGAACAGAAAGTCGAAGTGGCTGAAATCCCAATCCTTCCAGTCCCGGGCCGGGTTCTTGGTGTAGGGGAGGAACATACAAGCCGGGTCTTCTGCGGGCCCCAGGATCTCGGTGGGCTCCGTGATGACCCGGATCCGGGATCCCTGGATGCACTGCAAGAATTTGAAGAACACGCCGCCCTGCTTCAACCAGTCGTGATTGCCTGCGAGGATGATGACTTGCTCCACCGGTACGCCGACGATCGCGGCCGTGAGCCGGTTGACCAGCTCTGCAGGGTGGTAGTCCTTGGCGTCCGTCAGATCCCCCAGGATCAATAACGTTTTGGCCCCTTCTTCCCTAATCTCGTGGGTGAGCCACGGCCACAAGCCCCAGCGGTATTCGTCGTTGGGGCTTGCCGTGAAGTGGGGATCACTGATGATGATTGCTGGTAGCTTCAAAGGTGCCTCCTGGATTGATGTTCCGCCAGTCATCGTAAACGGGGCCCTGGCACTTGACGCACTGTTTGGGTTTATGGAGGGACCAGCTCGGCTGCTCCCACACGAGGTGCTGGCAGTTCTTGCAAACCAGGCAGGCCTGCATTAGAGGCAACTCGTTGAGATTCATGGCATTCTGATCCTCACGCGCCCAGTGGGAATTGAAGCAGGGGCACCTATGATTCTTGTCCTGTTATTCGTGCTGACCTCTTGCATGGGCTTCCCCATCCCAAGATCCAGAGCGTAGTAGAGGATGGCCAGGGCGTCAGCCTCGTTGTCATCTTTCAGGTTCTGGAATCCCTTGCGGCGCATGGCATCGATCATCAGTTCCTTGCCGGCATTGCCCTTGCCGGTGGCATGCTTCTTGATGGTCGCCACGGGCACGCCCTGATACGGGATCTTCTCCACCTCGCACCATGCCGTCAAGCTGGCGAGGAACCCGCCGTAGACATGCGCGGCAGTGGTCCCGGCATGCCGGCGCACTTCCTCGAACATCACCAGGTCCAGGCCCTGGGTCTGCCCTTTGAGCTGATCAAGCCAGTGTTTGAATTTCAGGTAGCGCATCCCGCCACCCTCGAAGCGATCCGGCTTGAACTCATTCATGCCACTAGTGGTGTGCCCACCGGCTGAAGTGGCCCATCCGGTCTTGGATCCCAGATCAAGTGCGAGGATTCTCATGGTCAGCCTTTCACGGCCACAGGGACAATGCCGAAGCCGCCGGGCATTGGAAGGGCTCCACGATCCTCCGGCTTCAGGGGATCAGTGGATGGCGCATCGGTGCCCGGCATCCTGGAGACGTTGCGGAGCAGTGCTGCGCAGGGGCCGCAGCGCCAGCGCCGCACCACCGGCAAGAAGGACCAGCCCGCGGCCATGGCTGCATCCTCGGTAGGTACCGAGCGCTTGCAACTGTCGCTGCATGGGATGGGGTCCAGGCTCACAGCTCCTCCTGGTTCCTGAAATTCAACCAGTCCGGGCTCCCATATGCAAGCACCGAGTAGGCCCTCGTGTCTTCCAGATTGATGAGCACATGCTCCCGATAATCCCAGGTGCCGTTATGCCACAGGATGATGTCCCGATCGTGCACGGGCTTGATTTGCTGATCCATTGCTTTCAGTTCCTCATCGGTTGGTTCAGGAAAGGGACCTACACATTCCTCGCAACTACACATAGCGGTTCCTCAGTATTTGCGGGACTGGGGGAGAAAATCTGTTTCGATCTTGGCCCATTCCTGGCGAACCATCTTGCGCAGTGCCTCGCGCATTTCCTTGGCTTCCGGGCCCCCTTTATTGCGAATGTTGGTGATGCGGACCTTGTAGCCGTTCTTCGAGAAGCCCAGCTCCTTCATTTGCTCGTCCCGCTTCACCTCGAACGCCCATTCGGCCATTGCCATGAGGTCATCTACCCCGTAGCCATAGATCACGGAGTAGTCCGCCTTCCGAAACGGAAGCCCGATCTTGTTTTTCTTCACGAAGGCCTGGACTTCCACGCCGACGATGCGCTCCACCTCCCCGATCTTCCGCTTGATCTTGGACTTCTCGGCAAGCCACATGATGTGGGTGGCGTAGTAGTCGAGGGCCTTGCCCCCTGAGCGGGTCTTGGTCTCGCCGAAGGTCACGCCCAGCTTGTCCCGGAGCTGACTGATGACCATAAGGTGCACCCGCTGCTCCTCGATCCGTTCAACCAGCATGCGGAAGAGCTTGCCAATGGCCTTGGGCTTGGTGCCGCCGAAGCTGCCCTCGTCGAATTCACGATCCATCTCGGCCTCATCGCTCAGGGCGTCGAGGCTGTCGATGATGTAGAGGCCGGGCTTCCCCTTCCAGGCCTCCAAGCAGCGGAGCAGGTCGTTGTAGAGATCCTCGACCGTGCGCATCGGGTTCTTGCCGTTGAACTCGATACGCTCCACCGGCGCGCCCATTGCCTGGGCATACTTGACGTCGAAGGCGGATTCCGATTCCGCATAGCGGATCATGCCGTCCGGGTAGGCCAACGCAAAATTGGCGCAGCTTTCCATTGCCAGCAACGTTTTGCCGGCGCTCTTGTCCCCCACAACGTTGCTGACCCGGCCCAGCACCCAGCCGCCGCCCAGGGCCTCATCAATCAGGCCACAGCCCGTGCTGAAGAACTCCATGTCTTTGTCGGCCCCGCTCGCAAAGTAAGAAGGGGCCGGAGCCCCTTCCACCTGGATACGGCGCCGACCACTGCCCTCTTCAGGCTGAATGGTCTTGCGCGTCGTCATGTCAACGGTTCCTTTCTTCACGCATACGCCGCAGCTTGGCCGCCGCTTCGTTTTCCTCGTCCTCGGGTTCCGCCATCCGGCGCCGGCCGGTGCTTGCGGCCGGCGCCTTCTTGAGCTTCAGCTCCTCGCAGACCCAGTCGGCAAGGTCCGCGCGGCCGTCGGCCTTGGCCGGATTCACGTCCTGCAAGGCATCTTCGCTTTCGCAGAGGGATTCCAGTTCCTCAATGGTCATGTCGTGGATGGATTCCCACGAATGCACCGGCTCATCCCGACGGCCCCTCGAACCACCCGATCGATCATCTCGGCCAGATCGATCATCTCGGTCACGAGAGGGAGTGTCACGCTCATCACGATCCCTTCCACGGCCACGGTCATCGTCCCGCTCCCTGGAGGTCCCCCCATCACGATCGCGTTCCCGGCCTGAGTCACGACGTGAATCGTCTTCCCGCCCTCCAGAACGACCCGAGCGGTCGCCAGCTTCCCGAGACGGCTCCTCCCGCTCCGATTCACGGCCACGGTGAGCCCCGCCACCACCGAAGGCTTTGGCGATGTGGTCGTAGTCGAAGTAGACGAGCTGGTCGGGGAGGGGGTTGTCCACGGCCCAGTCGATCCATTTGCGGGACCCGAGGGGCGAGCTGCGCCTGGCGATTTTGACTGCTTCATACTTGGTGTTCCTGTCCTTGCCCGTCTTCTCGAACTCGACGTCGTAGCCATCTTCCGGGTCATCGATGTTCAGCGTCTCCCCGGTGCGCTTGTCGACGGCCAGCTTGTTCAAGTCGGCATCGATGGTCCAGGGCATTGCCCAAAACTGCACGCCTTCCTTCTCGTTGTCCCGGTCGATCAGGTAGACCCCACAACGGCGCTTCGACTCGATCTCCTTGGCGTACTTCTCGTCGCCTTCGCGCAGCGCTTCTGCGTGCTCCTCGCTGATCGGATCCGGCTTGTCCAGCATCTTGTGCAGGTCGAGGTAGCTGCCTCGGTCCGGCCCAACCCCGTAGTGGACGTAGAGGTCGAAGCCGTAGTGTTCCGGCTTCGGCCAGGTGGCCGGCAGGATGCGAATCGAATTCATCCCATCGGCCGGCTTCCAGTTCTTGATCCCATCCTTGATGAGACGGTCGAACTCCTTCCCCCTCATTGAGGCCCGCTTGTCGATTTGCTCGCGGGATCTGGCGGAGTAGGAGAATGCCGGCTTCGCGCCCCGATCATCTCGGTCACGGCCGCGCGAGTCATCCGACCCCCGATCACTGCCACGATCGCCCCCGCGAGAAACCCCACGATCACGGCTAGGCCT